TTTCAATAAGTATCCCTCCTTAGTAACTTACTATTTATATAATATCTTTTTTTTTAGAAAAAATCAATAAAAAGTTCAAATGCTGTTAAAAATATTATATAATTATTAGGCAGGTGAAATTTATGACTATTGATTTATTTAATCTTGTAGTAAACAATAAAGGAAGTGCTATAAAATGAAAATTTATACTGAAAAATATTTAGTTTCAAAGGATATTTCTAATCCTGTAGACTATATTAACAACCCACATAAATATATTAAAGGAAAAATAATTAGAGTTGCTTTATATATAAGAGTATCTACTGAAGAACAAGCTAAACACGGATATTCTATTGAAAGCCAAATAACAAGATTAAAAGAATATTGTAAAGCAAATAATTATCAGATAGTAGATATATATGTTGATGAGGGAAAATCCGCAAGAACTAAGTTATCTAATAGAAAAGAATTATTACGATTACTTGATGATGTTAATAATGATAAAATTGATAGAATTATTATGTGGCGTCTTGATAGATGGTTCAGAAATGTTGCTGACTATTATAAAGTACAAGAAATTTTAAATAAAAATAATGTTGATTGGGAATGTAGTGACGAAGATTATAATACTACTACTTCTAATGGTAGATTATACCTTAATATGAAATTATCAATAGCTCAAAATGAATCAGACCAAACTTCTGATAGAATAAAATTTAATTTTGAAAGTATGGTAAAAAATAAAAGACCTATATTTGGATCACAATCATTACCTGTTGGACTTCGTGTTGTCGGTGAGAAACACAATAAAAAAGTTGTTAAAGACCCTGATACTGAACAAATGGCTATTGATATGATTGAAAAATATGAGGAAACATTATCTTTAAGTGCTACTACTAGATACTTAAATGAAAACTACCCTTTCCGTCCTATTGGATATGAATGTGTAAAAAAATTCTTAAAGAATCCTATGTATTATGGTACATATAGAGGTGTAGAAGATTATTGTGAAGCTTATATCACTAAGGAAAGATGGGATAATATTCAAACATTAATTTCTAGAAATCAAAGAAAAAATAATAGAAGTACTCACCTTTTTATATTTAGTGGATTAATTAAGTGTTATGATTGTAATAGAAGAATGTCAGGCTCTATCGGTAGAAGAAAACACGCTGACGGCTCTATAATACAATATGGAACGTATAAATGCTCTAAGCACTTTTTAGATAGTCAATGTACTAATAACCATACTATCAATGAAAGAAAATTAGAAAATTGGCTAATAGAGAACTTTATAAAAGAACTAACTGACTACACTATCTCTATTGAAAAGATAGACGAAAAACAATCTATTCAAAAAAATATTAATAAAATTGACAATTTAAATCAAAGGCTTAATAGATTAAATGATTTGTATATTGATGGTAGAATTACAAAAGAAAAATACGAATTAGAATATAATGAAATTCAAAAACAATTAAGTTATGAGATAAAATTAAAAGATATTCCTAAAATAAGAGACTTGTCTAAATATAAAGAACTATTAAACAATAACAATATTATTGAATTATATCAAAAGCTAACCCCTGAAAATAAAAGGAAATTTTGGTATAAATATATCGATCATATTATTCAAGACCAAGAAAAGGAATTTATAGTTTTTTTTAAATAATCCGAGTGCGCAACTACTAACCGCCTTGTGGTGATTATGTTTTACGCACTCGTATAAAAGGAGTGTAATTATGAAATGTAAATATCATAAAATAAGAAGTAAAAAATATCAATATTATGGGTATTGTACTAAATTTAAAAAGGAAGTTTCACTATATTGTAAGGAATGTAAGGGTAATATAGAATATAAAGAACAAAAGACACTCAAATCACACACAAATAAACAAGCTAAGAGAGAAAAAGAAAGATTTAGTATAATTTATCGTGATTTAACTAAATGCTGTAATTGTGGTTCTAAAATAGACATAGAAAAGAATGAAGTTTTTGAGGGTTCTTATCGCCAAACTTCTATAAAGTATGGAATGGTGTGTCCCTTTTGCAAAACTTGTCATAGTCAATTTCATAATGATATTATGTTCAATCTATTTTATAAAGTTATGTTTGAAAAGGAATTTTTGAAAACACATTCTAAAGAAGAATTTATAAAAATATTCGGTCAAGATTATATCTTTAAATTAGAGCAAAAAAAAAGAAGCTAATCTATTAAAGATTAACTTGCTTTGCTTTCATTTCGAGAATATTTTAGCTTTTGCCAAAGAATCTTTTCCAAACAACCCATCAGCTGATATTTTTACTTTTTTTTGAAAAGTTTTTACAACATTAATTGTTTTTGTCCCAATTATTCCATCTACTGCTAATTTACTATTAACAGCCCAGTTAAGAAATTTTTGTAAATTCTTCACTTGACTTCCACTATCTCCATTTTTGAAATAGCCTCTACTAGGTAATGTAGGAAATGTACCTGTATATTTTTTCTTACTTGCAACCGTTTTATTTAACTTATTAGCTTCTGATATAATATAATCCATTTTTGATAATAAATAATCGCCTGGGCAAGTAGTACTAACATACATTCTGTGCCATGTGACATTTTTACCTTTGACAAGTGTCCCTAGATTATTTCTCTTGCCAATATCAGCAACTAATTTAATAAGACTTTTAAGAGCTTTTTCTCCTACAGTCCATTTTCCACCAGTTTTATTATTTGAAGTTTCTATGGTTACTGATGTGCAATTAGAAACCCAATTCCCATCAGTCCATGCTGTGTTTTTTTCATCTACAAATTGACCTATTCTGCCATCATTTCCTATACCATAATGGCTTGAAACTTGTCTAGAGCCATTTTTCATAAGTCTACCTAATTGCTCTATTGTCATTATTCCAGCACAATGATGAATGGTTATCTTTTTTATTTTATAACCACTTCTACCTTTATCATAATTTTTATTAGTAAGAAGTGTTTTGCTAACTAATTTGCTATTACTCATTTTTAACACCTCTCCCATTAGAAAACTCTTTTTTATGTTCTTTTTTGTTTTTTATCATTTGATAAAGCCACATAAACTATCTCCTCCTAACTTTCTTTTTTTCAACATTCTTTATTATTTTGCGTTCCATTTCAATCAGTGGTGTTCTTTCGTATAAATACCCGAAACTTGCTCTTTGAAAATCTCGGCAACATTCATCACAAGCTTCTATCCACTTTTCAGGTTCATACTCAGACTTGAAAAAACCATAATAAAAAGGGATAGTCTTCTTGACCTCCCTTTCGCAAATATCACATTTCACAATTCATCATCTTCTTTTAGATCGTTATCATTTCTTAACTGCTCTAGTACATCGAACAATTTTTTAGGCAAAGGCAATCCCATGCCTCCCCAGTTCTCAAGAATTGATATTCCATCATTTGCTATAAAAAAATAAATAACCAAAGTGCGTATCGCCCCAGTATCTCCCATTATTCGATCCAGAATAACAGCAACTGCTACTATAATAAAATATCCAAACTTTTTTATTATCCCCTTTAATCCTATATGACTATTTACTTCCTTATTATTAATTGCCTTTAAAACGCCTGTTATGTAATCCAAAACCACCATAATAAGTAATAATTTCAAGGCTATGTCCCAACCACCTAAAAAATATACTATCCCAGTAGTTAAAGCACTTATAAATAAGCTTATTCCTGTTTTCATTTTTACCTCCTTTTTATAGTTCAATCACATTTAAATAAGTATTACCATCGCCACCACCGATTACCGTTTGATTAGTAGTGTCATTCTGCACATATAAATTAATAATGTCTCCCTCTTCTACAGGTATGATTATCGAATTATTAACATGGAAGTAATTTAAGTTTAATCTATCATGTGTTCTTGCTACTACAGTACCATTTTTATAGACAAGACAACATTTACCATCTGAATGGTTACTTCCAGTATAAAAATAAATTTGTGCTGATATAAAAACATGCGTAATCCCTTTGCCAATTTTTACACCACCATCAGATAAAATTAAACCATTACCTTTTGATGTACTTTTTGAAAGAGACAACTTTGTTACATTTTTACTTGTATAAGTATAACTACTACTTAAATACAATTTTATTGAACTTTTTTCTTTTAATAATTTTTCATTTATTTTCATAATCTAGTTTTTGTAACCAGAACTTCTTTTTTTATCTAATTAATGTTTTTGTAACCAATGATTTTGTGAATTTTTAATGCGCTTGTGTTCTCTGTCCATGTAATTGAACCTGATTTAAGTGCTAACTCCCCCATTCTATCTATCGAGAATGAAGTATTATTCATCGAAATTCTTCCACTTTTTGCCCAAAAAGCTGAACCCACATAAGAACCTTTAAAAACCGAAAGGTATATTGTGTTTGTGCCATTTGGATAATATTCTTCACAAAATCTATGATTATCAGCTGTCCAGCCGTATACCTTAACTTTTGAAAAAATTGAAATAGCTTTAGTATAATTACCGCTGATTGCTCCACTACCATTATTATAAATAACTTCTCCTTTTAAATTATTTATATCAGGTATTAATTTTGTATTTAATTTCATATAATCAGATATTTAGTATATCTATGATATAATCATTCTGTTAAAAACATTATTGAAAAAGCCAACCAATTAGATGTAGTTATATTAACTTGTGATGATGTCCCATACCTTTCAGCTATAACTTTTCCGTCAACTCCTATGTTTACTAACCATTTACTAACACCAGATCCTTGTGCAATAGCAAAAGATTGAACATTTGGTCTAAAACCTTTAGGCAAAGTAAAGATTGTTCCAGAAGATATACTTTCTGTAGCTTTAACTTGTCCCACAACTTGCACGACCTTACCCCATTTTCTGTACCACGCACCAGTGCCTATACTGTATTTAGTAAACTGTTCATCGTAATCAGTAACAGGAATCCAACCACTATCAGTGTTTAGATCTTTTGGAATCAGTTTTTCGTTAATCATAGATATCACCAAGGTGACTAGATACTAAATACCAGTCACCTCTCTTTCCATGTAAAAAGGAAGTTCTAGTAGTTGAACCTCCTTTTTGAATAATATTTTCCCGTATGTATGTATGTATGTATGTATGTATGTATGTATGTATGTATGTATGTATGTATGTATGTATGTATAAGGATACAGGACACCTTATCATCTTGTCAAGTACTTTTTTCATTTTTTCCCTCCTAATTATTATTGAACTATTATTGGAACTAATGTCCAATTGCTCTCTGTCCATTCTTCTGCTGTTGTTATTGCTGTAGTGCATTCATAAATTGCGTTATTGTAAATTACTAAATCGCCAACTGCATAAGTCGAAGTAGAATCATAAGTATTTTCATTAAGACCTAATGCTGTATATAGTCCATTTACAGAATTTTTTATCATATTCGCATCTTCATAGGTCAATTTACCTCGTTTAGGAACACTAGGTTGATCAATTGTTTGCACTTTATCTTCATAATCTATCAATGCCATAATTTCCTCCTATTCTATAACGGAATATCTAAAGAACTATCTAATCCAACATTTCCTACTATTGGAATTCCATTATCTCTATAATTTTCTAAAGTGTTTTTTATTAATAACAAGTTATATTCTAAAGCATTTGCTTTAACATAGTTTATTGTTTTCGAAAATTCTATATTTTGAAAATTTTCAATGAATATTTCTCGGCTTATTTTTAATACATTGTTTCGTATTCTATTTATTTCTTTAATTGTAGGAATATCTTCAATACTCCAATTTGTTTTAGTTTGTAAATTTAAAGAAAAACCATAAACCTGTGCAAATAAATTTGCAACATAAATAGTATTGTTTTCTATTCTGTTTAAATCTGAACAATTAAAAGCTCCTTTTGTATTACTACTTAAGGGGTTATTTTTTATTTCGTTAACATCTGATTGTGTTCGATCATAAATAGGATTTATCCACATAACTATTCACTTCCATTCTCCGACTTCTTACTTGATTCATTTAAAGCATTCATTTTTATAACCTTACTGAAACCTCTCCAAGCACCATTGTAAGATATATTATTTTCTAATAAATATCCATTTAAATCAGAATTGAAATCGGTTTCAATTGTCACTATTTTATGGGTGTCCTTTAATACATCTCCTCTATTATTAAATGAATAAATAAATCTGTTTGTATACCAATCGCCTATAAATTCAGCTAAGGAATTATCTTTAGTTGTATCAAATTCTTTAGGGTCTTCTCCCTCTAACTCTAACATTTTATCGCCTAGAGTTTTAATTAACATAGGAGTAACAAGAGGGTTTTCATAAGTTATTGTTTCACCATTTTCAACATCATAATTTTTAGATATTATATATTGACTAGTTTCTATAGCATGTCCTTTCACAACAACATCAGTATATTTTGTAGTGGAATTATTCCATTTCTCAATCATAATTTTTGTATGTGTTCCATTATTTGTAGTTTCTATAAAAGAACATTCTACATTTGAATTTGATAATTCTACTTCTATTCCACTTGCAAAATCGTGATCAAATTCTATAGTCAATGGATTATTCATATAATGATCATAGATATCTACATTTGAGGCATTATATAGCTCTATTTCATTTTCGTTATAACTATATTCAGTAACTACAACATCAACTTGTGATAATAAAGGTTGAGCTTGTAAAGTTGGAGTTTCAATTGCAAAATCATAATCAAGTTTATCTGTATCTATATCGTCATAATTAAAAGGTTGTATATTTATACAATCATTTCTATCAACATAAAGTGTACAAAGACCTGCAGTTGCTATCATTTGTAATAACTCATTATAAGGAGCGTCAGGAAGTCCTGCTTCTGTTTTTATATAGGATAAATCATTCCATAAATTATATTTCGTTATACCTTTGCTTTGCAAAACTTGTTCAGCTAAAGAATACAAGCTTACACCCTCTACATTATAAACACCTTTTTTATATTCATCATTCATTAGTGAAAGAGTAGAGCCTGCATAAATAGTTACTTCATTTTTATTAACATTTATTTCTCCAGTTAACCTTAATTGACCTCCTAAAATCCATTCTATATAATCGCCATCAAGTTTATAACCCCAATAATAATTAATTGGCTGGTTTTGTAATAAATAATTGTAGATTCCCTGTGGATTATCAAAATCAAATTCTCTATTTATATTGTCTAAAGTGAATTGAAAATTTTTAACAGGTAATTCAGAGTTTATAATAGTTGTTCTTTCTTCGCTATCAGCACTAATAATTTCGTCATTAGTGAACACTTTAGAGTACCCAAACATTATTTGTTCTATTCTCACTCTTCTATTAGGAATATGAGATTTTATGAATTCAATTTTCATTTTACAAAATTCCTCAATATTTTCTTCATTGCTAAATTCTATAACAAATTCAGGCGAATCAACACTATATATTTTTTCAAATACCAAATTGTCTTCATCATTAAGATTATATAATTTTACTTTAATTTGCGATGGATAATTGTTGTTTATCGAATCAAAAACAAAAGAAAGTCCTGTTGCTTTTATCATTCCAATTTCAGGAAGCCCTGCTCCAACATACATAACTTCAAATGTTTGTCTATTTAAATTATAATTTCCATATTCATCACTCATATAATCACTTGTGTATCCTTGAGGATATTTCTCGGATTCATCATTTTCATCATCATATAAAGGTTGTGACCCATCTAAAACCCAAAAATTAGGTTCTAAGGTGGCATAATTTTTAGTTTGACTTGCAATATCATCAAAAATATTATTTTCATCACCAAATGGTGCAATTAATTGCTCATAAGTACTAGTTGCCAAATTATACCATTCAACATCTGTGTTTAATTTTTCAATAATAATATTTGGATCAATTACACTTAAATTAACCTTTAAATATCCATAATTTCTAGTTGTTTTTTTTAATTGCTGTTTCATTTCTGTACTAGCCATATATTAATACCCCATATCTATGATATTTACTTTCACATCTTTATATTTAGATGGTCTTGCTACTGGCGTATATGAATTGTCCCATTCAAAAGGAGTAGCACTTAAATCTCCAAAATAGAATTTTCTTGTTATAACATCATCTTCCTCAACATCATAATAAGTAACATCAACTTCAAAATTAGCAACTTTCTTTTTTAACCAATGCACTTGTTGTCTAGTAAGAATAGGAAAAACAATATTACTAAATTTATTTATACGCCTATTAACAGGTTGTGCTATTGTTTTCCCATTTGCATTTCTTGTTCCATCAACAAGTTGTTCATTTTCTTCTAAATATCCTACACTAGGATTAAAAGGAATTGCTACACCATCAAATAAAAATAATGGCGAACTGTTTTTTGCCATTTATATCACACTCCTTTTAATATAGGAATGATGGGTTATTTCCACCATTATATCCTTTAGACTTTTTAGCTTTATCATAAGTAATTACTAAATCATTACCTTTTAATTTAGTTTCACCTGTAACATTTACCTTTACTTCTTGAGGTTGACGATTAGCATTTGATTCATTTAAAGCTTCCAAGAACACTTCTCTCATCATATTTTTAGGAGATACAATTTCAGGATTACTTTTAGCTCCTTGATACTCTGCTACCCTAACAATGCTATCATTGAATAAAACTCCACCTTTTTCAAGTTCAGGTATGGATAACTTTTTCAAGACTGGAACACTTTTTAATTTCCTATTTAATGGGCGGATTATTACAGAATTAATTATACCTTTAACATTGCCTGTTATTTCACCTAGTTTTACTTTTACACTTAATTTCTTATCTCCCCACCAACTTTTTATATCTCCCCACCAATTCTTTACTTTTGCTTTAGTGGTTGTTATTTTGGATGAAATATTAAGTTTTACATCACCCCACCAATTTTTTACATTCTTCACTTTATCTTTTACCCATTTTTTGGTAGTCGTAAATACTGTAGAAACCTTTCCTTTTATTTCAGTAAACCAATTTTTAACACTTGCCCATTTGCCTATTAACCAATTTTTTAAAGATTCGACACCTTGCCATAAGCCCTCGATTAATGCTTTTCCTATTTCAGCAAATACCTTGCTCGGACTATGTATTCCAAATAGTTCTTTTACTCTCTTTACAATAGGATCAACTATGGTAGTTTTTATAAATTTTAACTTTTGTTTTACAGCTTCTTTTATACCAGCCCATAAACCCTCTAACAATGCTTTTCCTATTTCTAAGAATAAATCAGCCATGTCTTTAAACAAACCAATCCAATCTATACTATATAAAAATTCGCAAATAGCTTTTACAAGACTACTTACAAGTTTTCCCCAGTCAACCTCTTTTAAAAATGTCTTTAACAGTTCAAATGATTTCTTAAAACCATCACTAAATGTTTTTCCTAATTTCTTCCAATCAGTATTTTCAACAGCTTTTATTAAGTTGTTTATTAATGAAGCTAGTTTTTTTCCAATCTTTTCAGGACTAAACTCTTTTACTGCATTAAACATAAAATCTATAGCGCCATTAAGTAAGTTCTTTAGTGATTCTCCAACTACTTCAAAGTCCAAATTATCAATTGCATTAACTAAGGATTTCATAATTGTTCCAGCTATTTTTCCCCAATTTACATTCTTCAAAAACTCATTCAAAGTAGTAAAAATACCATTGAACGAATTTACAAATGTCATAAATATAGCGTCCCAATCCATAGTATTAAACATACTTGTTACACTATCAGCCAATGATTTACCTAGTTTTTTCCAATCAATAGTTATTAACATATTAGATAGTACTTGAAATAATGAACTGAATTTTCTTGCTAATAACTCTCCTAGGACTTTCCAATCTAAATTATTTATCATTCCATTTATACCAGTTCCTAAAGATTTTCCTAAGTTATCCCAATTAAAGGTTTTAAAGAATGAATTTAAAAAATAAATTGCTGTATTAAAGCCCTCTGCGATTGTTTTTCCAATCAAATCCCAATCTAGACCATCTACTAATCCATTAAGTAAGTTACCCAAATCAGTTCCTAAAGCTACAGCTAACTTTTGAATAAAGTCCCAGTTTATTTTTCTTAATCCCTCATTTATTTTCTTACCAAGTTCCATTCCGACTTTATACCAATCATAGTTGAATATTTTCTTCAAAATATCATCTAAAGATAAATCAATAGGATCAACAGTAATTGGTTTTAAATCATTGCCACTGCCACTATCAGAAGCATCATTGTTATTCTTACTAATAGTATGAAACTCATCTAAACTAGAATTAGCTTCATCTTGAGCTTTTTTTAATTTTTTAGTCGCTCCAGTTTGATTGTTAATGGCTTTTGCGTTTGCTCTGGCAACTAAGTTAACTCCTGTTAATGCTTGAACAAATGCTACAACATAACTAACTAACTTATAAAATAACCCTACTACATATTCCAATAATGGTGCTAACAAACTTCCTAAAGCTGACCAGCAATTATCAATTGACTCTTGAAGAGCGGTATCATATTGCAAATAAGATGACATAGCCTTTGTTACGCCAGTCCATGCTGTCCTAATAGAAAGCAAGCCTATAGCAAAGTTTTTTATGTTTTTTATCCCCTTATTAAATGTATTGGATAGATCTTTACCTGCTGTTTTAGTTGAATTTGAAAGATTTTTGAAACCTTTCATCACAGCTGACGACATTGTTTTAGCAAAGGAAGAAGCTTTATTTTTTGCAAGTTCAAACATTTGTGAAATTTTAGAAACTTTCTTTTCCTGTTTCTTTACTCCATTATTGTTTCCTATTTCTTCCATTTTTAACTTTAGATTGTTTGCTTTTGTTTGTGCTTTTTCAAATGCTATCTCTGTTTTAGATATTTTATCATTTAATCTTTGATATTCAGGACTATCAGTTTTCCAAGAAGCCATATTCTTTTTCTCAGCCGACAATTTACAAAACTTATTATATAGTCTATCAGCTTCCATTTGAGCTGTTCTAAAACTGTTTTGTAATTGTTCCATTTTGCTTGCATTTTTTATGTCATTAATTTCTGTTTTTGCTTTATTCAAACTAGGAATAAACTCTTTAATTTTTGATAGAAACTTACTAGCATTATTTGTGCTTTTTTCTAAAACATTTATATTTTCCAACTCTTTTATTTGGGTTTTTAAATTGTTTGCTTTTGTTTGTGTTTTTTCAAATGCCAATTCTGTTTTTTCAATTTTTTGAGATAATTTTTCATATTCTGGACTATCTATTTTCCAAGAAGCCATATTCTTTTTCTCAGCCGATAATTTACAAAACTCATTATAAAGTTTATCTGCCTCTGCTTGAGTAGTTTTAAAACTATTTTCTAACTTTTGTAACTTACTTGCATTTTTAAACGCTTTCATTTGCTCAGTTGCGGATTTAAACTTACTCTTAGTACTATTAGCAAATTCTTTTGTTTGATTAGTTAATTTCTGCATTGGTTCAATGCTTTCATTTACTCTTTTTTTTACCTCATCTGTAACTTGCTTTATTCCATTCATAGCGTCTTCAATATTAGCCCGTATGATGATCTCTAATTCCTCTACTGTTATAAGCCATCACCTCTTTTCTCGAATGATGTCCTATTATTCTTTTTATCCTCTTCGCTTAATTCATCACTTAATTCGAGCATAAATTCAATTAATTCTTCGCCCTCTCTTGCTTTATGCGTATAGACATTATTATCTAAATCTTCTTTAAATAAATCATAGTAAATATCTTTTATAAGATCTATTTTTTTAGCATTTTTTACAAGTGGGTGTCCAAGAACGATCTTATCTCCTAGGGAGTTGATTAGTATTATATTTTGTTTAAAATCCATTTCACGCTGTAACGAAACAGATTCTACAAATAATTTCATTTCTCCATAGTGTGAATTCCAAAATTCGTGTGGTTTTACCCCACATCTATAAGCTAGTGGTTCTAGTTCATAAATTAAATCTACAAAGTCTAACCTTTGTAACCCTTGAACTCTTCTTCCACTATTTCTCCCATTACTTTTTCGGCTGTCTTGTTCAAGACTTGGTCGATGTCGAAGTTCGATAGCGGATCGTTTATTGCTGATTTCATTTCTTCTTCCGACATCTTCTTGCCAAAAAAACTTTTTGTGTTAATTTCATCTGCGATTATTTGATATAGATTTTCATAATCATAATCATTTTCTTCTCCCCATTCTTCAATAAAATCATAAATTTTGTTATAATCATTATTGAATTTTTTTGCTCCATCATCAGCTAAATTCAAAATTAATTTTGCTAAAAATTCATAATTTACTTTACTCATATTTTTAAAGAACGAATCCTTTAGATTCTCAATTTTTTCATTTTTTGTAAAATTAACAATTTTTTTCATAGTAGCATTAAGAACTACTTCTTTTTCTTTTACTTTTAAAGTTATCATTTATTTTTACCTCTTTCCTTTTTATTTATTTCTTTTTCTTCCTTTGTTTTTTTATTTGAAACTTTTGTTTTTTCTTCAATTAATTCAAAATTTTTATTTAATAAAAAAGACTTGATATGTTCAGCGTTGTGAATATACCAAGTCCTACCTGTTGATTTTTCCTTAAATTTCATTTAATTAACTTCCAGTTGTACCACTAGTTGGAAGACCAAAAGTTTCTTTTACTTCTGAATTTCTATATAAAGTTAAAGTATCTTTAATTATTTCACCTGCAGTAATAGTATCACCAGTTAAATCCATTTGAGCTGAAAATGATTTTACTAGTGGTTTTTCTTCTTCTGATGAACAAGTAGATTCAGGATAACGAATAAAAAACCATTTTGAAATATTACTATCAGCTATTTCTTTTAGTGTTTTATGTTGATCTCTTTTATAAAGAACTGGAATAGCTGGTGTAGTAGCTTTCTTAGAACCTTTACTTTGTTCTTCACCACTCATATCTGTAGTTTGATATGTTATTGCGTCCGCTGCTTCATCAGGTGATGGAATTTCTTCTGTATACATTATTAATGTCAAATCACTTTCGGTTGGATACTCTTTTTCAGACATATAAATTTTAGTTAATGTCCCTGTTTTTGGCGTAGCCATATTATCACTCTCTCTTTCTTATTTTATTTTTTCTAAGCTATTTGTCATAGCATTATAAAACACCTCATAACTCCCTCCATAACGATGACATTTAGTGTTCTCGTCATAAAGGTTTATTGGTGTTCCTATTCTTATAAAATTATATCCTCTTAATTTACTATCTATTTTATCAGCAAGTTCTATACTGGTGACTTTTCTTTTTGTCCAAGCCTCGCAAGTAATTGAAAACCTCGATAATATCGGTAGTTCTTCTCCGTTTACTTCGTCTAATCTCATTGGAGCTTGTACTACTATACAAGGAAATTTACTATCTCCATTAGGATTTTCTCCTACTACTTGTTTCATAATAGTTTCTAATATGGTTATTACCATATCGTAAAACTCACTTACTTTAAATTCTTTCACTTTAATACCTCCATCAACATCTTTCCTATTCTCTCATTTACTAAATCAGCATTTTCCTGACGAGAGGAAAAAGAAGCTGGACGCATAAATGGATATGGTTTAGTAGCAAACATCAAATAGAATTGTTTTCCGTTTATTACTACTATTCTTTCAGGACTAAATTTTCTGTCAACCTTATCAACTGGTAGATACCAGTATCTATAACCACTCTTTATAAAGGTTTTGGTTGTTCCTATATGAGGTAATTCTGCCTCAGTTCCTGTTCCAAATTCCAAAAACGGAGCAAAAGAAAATAGATCTTTGTCAGTATAAACTCTACCAACAACTTTGCCTTTATCAAAATCTAATATTTCAATTGGAATAAGTTTTTCGTTTTTATTTCCACGCTTATTTTGTAAAGCTTTTTTTTGAGTGTTTTTTAAAGAATCTTCAACACCTAATTTTGTTGTTTTAGGAAGCTTTTTGATAATAGTTTCCATCTTCTTTTCAAAACTTTTAAGATTATCTTTATTCCATTCAATATTTATCATAATTATTCTCCGTTGTTAGTAAACAAAGTGTAAAGTGTAGCCTTTCCTATTTGTGGCTTATTTTCAACTAAATAATAAGGTTTTTTATCATTTATAACCTTATTATCATCATCTACTTCTAAAGGACTAAAGGATATTCCATCACCTTTGTCTATATCAACTTTTCTATCAATACGAAGTTTAACAATTTCATAGTCTATTTCACCAGCACTATTGCGGTTTAATTCGTCTATGTCTTGCTGTGGATTTAACATTTCTTCACCTTTATAATACCAATCAGTAGTATAGTCACCCTTTATCAGCTTTTTTTCAGGTTTGTAAATGTATATTTTGGATAAGTTCTTTATCCTCATTTTATCACCCTAATAGATCTAACTTTTTGAGCTAGTTTTTCTTCTATATCTTCATAAGATGTAGATAAACTTCCCTCAGTAGAACTAGAACTACCCTCATCTCCTCGTAAAAGATATGCTGATTTAACAGCCTTATAAACATACGGATATAATTTTTCATCGTCTTTTGAACGATTAGAATTGTTGGAGGCAATAGAAATATAATCATCAATAAAATCCGACAATATACTATCGTCCCCAGTTTTAAAGTTCACGCTAAGGTCATCTTTTAACCTTTTTAGCATTTTGTTTTTTGCTTCTTCTTTCATTCTATTACCCTCCAATTCTAATTATTTTATTCCTCAGGAATTAAAGCTAATAAATCATCTTTTTTCATATCTTCACTAGCTTCAATATCAAGAGTTTTAAGATAAGCTACTAATTCTTTTTTAGTATAATCCTTAATAGCTTTTTCTTTAGGAGCTTCTACTTCTTTTACTTCTTCGTAAGCGTCACTTCTTGCAAATTGCTTAGCAACTTCCTTACTATTAACTAATAAAATAGCTCCTGATTCTTTACATAAAAACTTTCTCATAATTTAATTCCTTTCTTCTCTTTATTTTTTTATTTAACTACGCTCTAGTGTAATATGCTTCTTCACTATCGAATGTAGCACTTGATGGAACAGCTGTATATTCACCTTTGTTATAAGTGTAATAAGTTGTACCACTAGCAAATTGTGATATAGTAGCTTTTGTATATGTATAGTCACAATCATATAAGATAATTTCAGGTACTAAAGCTTCTCCACCTGAGTATGCAAATAATTCAAGTGCTATAGCGTCATCGAATGGTACTTTTTCAGCCCCATACTCACTTGTATAGTTTGGTAATGCTATAGCTTCATTTAACATAACCATAGCTGGAACATCACTTGGCATACGATTAGATTCATAAGTGATAACTGATTGATACATACCTATAGCTCCATTTGATGGAGTTGTTCCGTTAGGTAAACTATCTAAATAATCTTTTAAATCACCTTTATATTTAGTATTTACTACTAAAGATATTAATTCTTCACCTACACCATCAACAAAATCATTTTTAGTCACTTTAGCTGTACTAATTAATCTATCAACGATTTTTTTAGTTGTATCTCCGCTAACTCTAGAAACTTGGATACCAGCGTCACGACCAATTCTAAAGAATTTTCTATCATAATAAGTTTTAATAACATCTTGAGCATTTTTACTTCTCTTTTTTGCCATACCATCAACACCATATAACTTTAGGTCTTTTTCTTGTAATTCTTCAATGATTTCTTTGTCATCATCAATTTTTACAGTAATTGGTTTAGCCTTTACTTTATTACCCTTTCCATTTGCTCTTGCTGTTCCTTTATCTTGGATTGTAGCATTTGCAAATCTCTTGTATTCTACACTTCCTGTAGTAGGATCTCCACTACCATTTTTAGCTTTTAAAGCTTCACTGACACAACCCGCTTGGATATTTTCGATAACCCCGTCAAGTGTTTCAGCTAAATTATCCATAACTTCATCATTGATATAGTCTTGGATATTTAATGAACTTTGTCTTGCCATTTTTAATCACTCTCCCTTTCTTTTCTTGGCAATAACTAAACGCTAAATCTTGATATTCTTTCATTATTTGAAGAATTATTAGCGTTTACTGACTTAGGAGTAGTTTCTTTCAATCTCTTATTAACTTCGTTTTCAACAGCACTATCAAATATCTTTTTTATATTTTTAATAGTAGGCTCTACTTGTTCAGCCTTAATGCTTCTAAAGTCTATAAGATTCAATAAAGAAACATCTACCTGAGTTTCAGGAATATTAGCCATTTTAATTGCTTCTTCTTTTAATTCATAAGCACTTAATTTCAATTCAGCTTCTTCCTGTTTTTTTCGAGCTTGTTCTAGCTCATAATTTCTTCGCTCATCATCTTTCATCTTTGCTAGTTTTTCGGCTTCGCTCTTTCTTACTTCCTCTTCTGCTTTCCACTTAGCCCTAGCTGTATCTAAAGATTGTTGAACTTTCTTATCAAATTCACTTTGATAATTAGATTCTTTTAACATTTCGTCAAAAGTTTTAGGCACATTAGCACCTGCATTTTGGTTTTGTTGAAGATTATTATCAACAGCACCATTTGAATTATTTGTGTCCATTCTTATTCCTCCTTTAGCCCCAAGCCATTTACTAATCAGTCCCCAGCTCATTGCATATACACAAACTTTATTTGTTAAGCCTACAAATAAACAAAAAGGCATTAAAAAAAGGAATGTAGCTATCATCCCTCTTAATAATCATCATTTAGTGCAATTTATAAGCACCTTAGAATAGATATAGTTACTATTTACTTATCTACTCTAAGCTACCCATAAGATAGCAAAAAAGACACTATTTATTTTTAGCGTCTTCTTCTTTTTTTATTTTCTCATCTATAAATTTAATAAATTCCTCAGTGTTTTTCTCATCTTCTTTTTTTCTTTTTACTTTTGTTTTCAAAACTTCTACTGGTTGATAATTTTTCCAACGTGGTGAACTGAATAATTCTTCTTTTTTTTCTTCTTTCATTTTAGTTCCTCCAATAAGAAATAATGCTTATTATTCTTTGTATAATACTTTCTAGTAATAAATTTAGTACCATATTGATATAATACTTCGGCTTCTCTTTCCATTGGATTATATTCTAACATATTTCTAGCTTTTTTGCTACCTTTGACATAGAAGAAAACATTTGCATATTCATTATATCCATCTTTCAAGGAATATGATTCAAACGCTTTTGATTTATATACCTTATCAATAGGATGATTATTTATTATTGTTTTTATTGTATCTTCATCACATTCCAATACCCTTACAATATATTCATCATCTTTAGCAATATAGTAAGGTTCTTTATTTAAAGCTCTATATAAATCTTTCACCATTTTTTTATCTTCTTTTGTTAACTTTTCATCATTATACATTTTTTGATTTAAATAATAATAGTCACTACTCAACCACTTACTAATTGCTGATTTTTCATTAAATGTTTGAAGATTCTTATTTAGTTTATCACGAGGAATATCTATTTGATATGTTATTGTACTTCTACAATAATGAAAATGATTTCCTATTGGTGGACAATTTGCTCCTACTTCTAGTCCAAAAGTTTTATAATTGACTATTCGTTCATCTCCTGCACTATATCTTTGATATGTATTCCAATCGTTAACATAGAATAACATATTATTCATGCTTTCACACATTGGGGTTGTTCTTTCATCTATTTCAGCAATAAATCTAACTTGAAGATTCTTATTTTTGGTATCTTCTCCTGCTTTTAATAACGACTGATTAGCAACTTCTACTATTTGATTTTCTAAAGCACCACTATATTTGTCATCATTTATTGATAAATACTTATTTTGTTGCTTTCTTATAATGTTTTGAAATATATCATCATCAACATTAAGCTTTTTTAATTGCTGTAAACATATCATTGTTTGTCTTTTTATTTCCTGTGCATATGTAAGAAGTGAAGCCTCAATATATGTAGTCCATTTATTACCATTGATATTAGGCAAAGTAAGAAGCGACCATATATATTCCCAAGTTAAGCTCCATTCCTTTTTTTGAGCAGGTTTTATTTCTTTTTTTCCCTGATTATATAAATCAGTTCCTACATCTATAAACAATACCCTTTCATATTCATCTAAAGTACTTCTTTCTTCTACATAAGCACCCCATAACAATATATCTAACATATCTTCATTGGAAATATATCTCTTTTTCATTAATTCATTTACTTTGAATCCAAAATATCCATCTAATAAATTATTTTCTTCCCAATCATCTACTATTCTTAATAACTTTTTTCTTTGCTTACTTGATATTGGTTTATTTAAATCCATATATTCATAATCTACATTATTAAATATATCTTGTATCTTATCTTGTGTTTTTCTACTTATCTTTTTATATGTTTTTAAATATTCTTTTAATTTTAAGTTCACATTTTTCCATCTTTGATTAAGTATTGTATTATTGTCCATTTACAACACCTCTAATTTTCTTTTTTAACACTCACATTTGCGTCTTGATTGGTATTAGACGCATTTTTTGTTTCATTTGCGTCTTGATTATTATTTTCCTCTGTTTGATCGTCTTCTCCATTTTTACCAAAAGATTGAATCTTTTTCATATTTTCTTCAAGATTTTCTTCACTTTGTGTTTTCATCTTTTCTATTTCACTTGAAGCGTCTAACTCATCAGGTAATAAATTGATGATAGTTTCATCACATACTAATCCTCTAAGTGATAAAGCTCTATCAGTTTCAGCTTTCTTATCAGTAGGCATATTTCTTTGAAGTTTGATTTTTAAGTTTCTAAAGTCATATTTAGTACCTTTCTTTAGATTAATTCTTGTAGTAAAGGCTTCCCACATTGCTAATAGCTCTTTTCTAACTGATTTATCTAAATAAGTGATAGATTGTTCTAGTGGAAAGAATTTCTTTTCTAGTGCTGAACTATTATCTGCATTAGTAAATCCTAAATCATTAACATTAGGGCAACAACTAACCATAAATATTAAATCAATAAGTGTTTTTTTATAATTTTCTAAAGCACCATCATTAATATTCTTTTCTACCCATTCAATACTACCACCCTCACCAGCATAGAATACAGGAGCTTGCAGTACTACTTCATCTTCTTTTTTTCTTTTTTCATTTGGTATCCATATGATATTACCTTCTTCGTCGTACTCTATTTCTCCGTTTTTATCTCTTTTTTCAGTTAGAGTATCTTCTCTTGGTTCATAACCAGTAACCATTAATTTAGCGTCATCGTTATATTGAAAAGTATTACCTGAATTTTTCATAACTCGTTCATATTTAGAAATACTAGGTTTTGCTAATTCAAAACAAGCTAATCCATCAGGATTTTCTATTGCTATGCAAGGAACACAACCCCAGTTGATTGTTTCTCTTGCTTCTTCATCTTCTCTAAAGTCATCACCTTTCAATTTACTATTTTTGAAATAGTATTTACAATCCTCGGTAGTGACTACAACCATATCAAACTTTTCACCTTTTTCATCAGTTTCTTCCCAAGTTCTTAATAAGCCTATCTTTTTAACTGGTGTAGAATAGTCATAAATAGCTATCGTTTGTCTTGCGTCTACATTAGCATATACTATTTCGTTATCTTCATTTTCGTACCAAATACCATATCCTGCTGACAAATCGTTATAACTTTGGATTAAGTTGTAAAAGAAAAAGGAATCATCGTTGTAATTCCTTATATAATCGATAAATAACTGATATTCTTTTCTATCATTGTCTTTAGCATTAAAAACTTTATTAAACAACTTAGCAAGAATAGTTTGTTTTTCTTTCGTTGGCATTTCTTCTACTTGATATATAGGTGCTTTACCTCCAGTATATCCATTTATCATATTTGATATAGCAAATTCAAACGCTACTTTTGTTTCTTTATCATTCTCAGCCACTAGACTAGACGAACTATTCTTTCTTACTTTCATTTTATACAATTTTTTTCTTTTATTCCATTCAGGTTTAGCTGATTCTAATATCGAAGCTATGTTTTCAGCTTTAGTTATATATTCTTTATTATATTGTAACATAATTATTACCTCTCTTCCTTTTTACGCTACTTTCGTATTTCCAAACGATGAACCTCTTTCACCAACTGTCTTATCATAAATACCAGCTAATACATCAGCTCCGTCATCGTGAGCATTTCTACCTTTCTTTTGATATCTAGTAATGTGTTTATAAAACTCTTTCCATCTATTAGCCCAATTAAATGGAAAATAGATATGTTCCATAACCCAGTGAGAACTAGATAATATTCTAGCTTGTTTATTTGCTGTTTGAGTAAATGGCTTAATAACACATTTATTGGATCTATATTTTTCTTTTAATATTCTTTTAACATTTCTAGCAAAACCTCGACCACCATTATTGGATTCTATATATGCTAAATTAACATTGTTTCTATATAACATATCAGCACATTCCTCCTCAGTTATTTCCATTCCCTCATCAGTAAATAAAACATCTAATATATATGGTTCTTTATCTAATAATCCATATACTGCACCACACAAATAATCATCACCGGTATCAGCCGTATCTACATAAGCGTAAATAGTACCAAATCCGGGACTAACTTGATATGTTTTTAGGTTCTTATATAACTTACCTTTTTCATCAATACATACTTGATTATAGTTGGCTTCAACTATATCTTTGTTCATCTCTTGAGTTTTAAATTCAAAATCTTCTCTATTTAACACTTCTTCACAAAGCATAGAACCATCATCTTGAATTGCTTTATAATTGATATGAATAACATTACCATCATATTTATCTAAAACAAAACCAGCTAAATCATTAGTAGACCATCTAGTCATAACTATTATAATTTTAAAGCCTGTTTCAGTTCTTGATAACATTGTATTAGTAAACCAATTTTGATGTTCTTCTAATAATAATTCATTGTATGCTTCTTTATCAGTTTTGATTAAGTCATCTATTATCATTAAATTACAGCCAAATCCTGTAGCTGTACCTTTTGGAGATGTTGCTAAATAGTTTGCTTCTTCATTTCCCTCTAAAGCCCATTTTTTCATTGAAGCTTCACCATATTTTACTTTTACATTAGGAAATATTTTATTAAATATTCCGTCCTCTTCTTGTATAGCGTCCCTTACAGCTTTAGCAAAAGTTCCGGATAGTATTTCATTATAACTACCGGTCATTATCTTATAGTGTATATCTCTACCTAAACACCATTGAACAAATAATGTAAGAGTTCTACTCTTTCCGTGTCTAGGTGGCATATTAACTACTAATACCTTTTTAGGAGATAATAAAAAGTCTTGTAATTCATTACAAAACTCTTTTAAATATTTTCTATCTTCTTTATAAAAGTCAGGAGCTTTTATTTTACAATATTCCCAAAAACTACGCCTTGCTAATTCATATCTTGCTTGTTCTCTTACATATTCAGGTATTACCACTTTTAATCACCAACCAATTTTCGTAATTCTTCCTCACTTAAATTGGCGTATGGATTAACTATATTATTATTTATTGTAGGAGCTTCATCTTTGAACATCCCTAAATACTTACCTAATAATTCAAGAGCTTTCATTTTGTCGTATGTTTCAACAGCAAAACCGGACTGAGTTTTCTTATATCCTGATATTATCTTTTTTGTTTTATCATCTAATTCATCAGTTTCAGCAAAAATAACATTATCTTCATAATATTCTACCTCAGTACCATTTTCTTTTCGTTCTACTATCTTGTTTCTAACATTTTTACTTATGTTAGTTCTATCAGTAAAAGCTATTGTATATAATTCATTAACTATATCTTCTATCTTAACTATAGCCTTTTTTTCTACTTTATCTTGTAGTTCACTAATATAGTTTTTAATGTTAGCCTTTGTTAGCAACCTGCTAGCATTGGTTCTAGCCGTTTCTTCTTTCTTACAGGTCTTATATACATTTAGATAAGCCTGTGTTCCATTCATACCTAATTTTAAATATTCTTGGCAAAATAACTTTTGATTATTACTTAACGAGGTCATTACCCATCACCTCCAATTATTCCACCTTTAGCTAAATTATTTAGATTTATTTTTATAGGTATTTTATTTATTGATTTACCTATTTCATTTATTATCTCATTATTGTCTTTAATACTAGCTTTAGCCACTTTTACTTTAGGAGAATTAATAGGATCATTTATTGGATCGTTAGATTGTCTATCAAATATATTTACATCTACGCCTACAGAATCAATACATTGTAATTCTATAAATACCCCTAACATCTTTTCAAATTGTAAGGCTATCCAATCAACTACTTCTTCATTCCTAGCCCAATCATTGCTAGTATTATTAAATAAGCCACTTTCATATAGAAAAGCATGAACTAATTCGTGCCTTAATGTTTTCTTATACAATACATCTAAATTATTAAAATTATCCTCGGTATTTTTATATTCTAATACGAATATTTGCTTAGTAGTAACATCAGTGTATCCGCTACTATCTTTCAATAATGGATACTTTTCTAAATTATCGTTTGTTTCTTCTACACTTATTATTTCGTATTCTGTTCCCAATATTTTTACTTTCACACTTAACACCTCTCCTCTCTAATAATAATTCTTCTTCACACTTCTTATTTCTAGGACATAGCTTGCAAGTTTCACCATATCTCATACACAACCCTATATAATTCTTTTCTCTCATATAATTATCTCTTAACTTTCTTTTCTAACATTTTTATAAATTCATCTATATTATTGAGGATAATTACGACAGTACCAAATATTATTATTCCTATTGAAAGAAAAAAAACCATTACAATTTCCATCATAAATATCACCCTCTTTTTATCATAATAAAAGGAACTACTTCTAGTTCCGTTCTTTTTTGGTTGATAACATCAACGAATAAAAAGAATAAAAAGGACGAGCTGAGTAGGAATCAAACCTACTATATACACCTCTTAAATGTATATATACCTCTATCAGCTCATATTTGAGCAAAACAGGACTTGAACCTGCAACCGTTGTAGATTCTTATGCGTACGCTCCAACACTTTACCAATTAAGCTATTTGCTCATATACATAAAAAACAAAAATAATTATGATTATTGATTTATTCATCTATCATAATTATTTCATTTTACTATATTATATCAGTTATATTTCGTTATTCAATAGGGCACTTTTTCGGCACTTTTTCGGTTAACGTCTAATATCTCTAAAAATAATATCACTCATATAATGTTTAAATTCAAAAGTCATTTTATTTTTATTAACAAAATACACTAAATCATCTATTCTTATTGCATATATTTTCCCATAATCTAAACTAAAATTATAATGTCCTTTTTCTCGTCTTGCTGGTATAACAAAATCATTGTACCAATTATCTAAGAATTTTAATTGTTCTTGTCTTAATTTTTCATAGTCATTTAACATTATAATTCCTCTATAAAAGTATCAGGAAAAATATATACTTTTAATTCATTCATAAGTCTTTTTTTATTGTCACTAATAGTACTTACTGAGCAATCTAATTCTTCTGCTATTGATTCAATTTTCATATTTTCAAAATAATACATTGGAATAATATCATACCATTTATCATCTTCTATTTTCTTTAAAGAACTCTTTACAAGTCTTATTTGTGATTTAGCCTTTAACGATATTTGTTTTAATTCACTTATTCTAGTTGCTAATGTTTCTTCACCATAAACATAAGTGTTATTTTGTTCTTTTAAAACTAATGTATTAGATTTAGCTGTTGGTGTAGGTATGTCTTTCGCCTCTTCTTCTAATTTTTTTACCTCTTCATCTATTAGTTTGATAGCATCAGGTAATACATTTAAGCTATATAATATCTTTTCCGTACTTTTATAAGATGATTTAGGATTCTTTAATAACTTCTTACTTTTTAATTCTTCTAATACTCTTTTTACTATTTCATTCTTATCTTCTTCATCTACATTAAGATAAACATTAGCTTTTGATTCGTCAACTACTTTCATTTTGTTTTTTCTCCCACCTTTCTAAAAATGATTCTTTATTTAATTTTTCTTTGTTATCAACTAAAATGTCTTCTAAAAATTTTCTAATATCTCTATATTCCTTAATTCCTGTCATCTCTTCAATTAAAATAGCGATTCCTAATTTTAGTCGGCTATTTTCTTTTATTAACTTTAGTTCATTATTTGTCATCAGCACACACCCCAACGCTGTCATAATATCTAGTTTCACAATTTATAGGTACTGATTTTAATAAGAACTCTATAGATTCTAATATTTTTTCAAAAGTATCTCTTGTTTCTTTACTAAGATTAGGATTAAATAAATCACAAGCTATTTCCCATTTATAATCGGCTAATAAATAATGTAATTGCTTATAGTCCTCTTTATTCATTACAATCCTCCTCTATCAGTTCATCTTTTATAACATTTGCATATACAACAGGCATACAAGACTCATCTTCAAATAATTCATAATGCACTTTTTGAACTTCAAGCGTCCAATAATATCTTTTACCATCATCTCCATCATAGATTCTATATTTTTTTATAAGTTCACCTGTTCTAGGAATATATTTACTACTAATAAAATCAGTAGTTGGGTCATATCCTTTATAAGCTCCTATTCGTAGTTCATACATTTTCAACACCTCCTACAACTACTCTTTCGTGACTTTTTGTATTTTCACAATAAATATATCCATTTTCTATATAAAATTTTAATATTCCATCTTTTACTTTCACAAGTATATTTACTACATCTTCAACAGCTTTCAAAACTTCCTCCTCTTTATATTTTTTCATTTGCTCTAAAATAATATTTTTTACTCTTACATCTTTTATTTTATTTTTATTAACTAATTGTAAATCGTTCTCCAAAGTTTCATTTTGTTGTTTTAATTTTTTTATTGTATATAGCGAGTCATAATATAATTGTTCATAATCTTCCATCTTTTTTTACCTTATGAGTTTTATCTATTACTTTAGCAATTAGTGAACCTGTTCTTGTCAATTCGGCTTCATCATATCTTAATTTATTTTTATTCATAATTAATTCTTCGGAGTTAGTCACTAAAATCAAATTGTTTGGATCTATATTCAACTTATTTCCATCAGCAAAAATAACTTTATGTCCTTTTGGAATTTTTCCATAATATTGCTCATATATAACCCTGTGTTTTAACTTAAATATATTAGGTTCTTTAACTTTAATTTCTATATAACCATTAACATTAATTCTTTCATAACCTACTTTTTTATGGTTTGATGGTATATTACCTTTTTTAAATGAAGTTTTATTTGCTTTCATTAATCCTTTTGTCCCTTTATTAACTGGAACATTTCCTTTTTCAAATCTTCCAGTTAAACCACTATTTAATTTATGATTACCTCTAAAAGTTTTTATATTTTGTGGAGTTAGGTTCATTTTAAATTTTTTATTAAACATTTCAGCCAATTCTTTAGCCGTTTTCATATAATTATTGTTTATTAAAAATTCTTTTTGCTCTTTAGTATATTTATTCATCGTTTTTTTCTTTCAACTTTAAAACTTCATTTTCATTAGTTATTCCTAGTTCATCAGCATATTTTTTTACATCTAATACTAATTTTGCATTATTAACTATTGCGGTACTAATACCAGTAATAGCTTTTGCTCTTTTCAGTTCTTTTTCCAAAGCTCCGTCTTTTTCTAATTCTTCATCATCATTAAGTCTTTCTAATTGTTCAAATAAGTAGTTATTCAGGCTATTTAAGTTATTATTCACACTTATTCACCTCCACATTTGATTCTTTATCAAGGCTATTATTTATTTCGACTTTAGCTTCATCAGTTATAAGATTTATATTATAATCTTCCACCCATATACTATCAACTTTAGTTCTTGAATCAATCCATATATCTAACTCTTCTAATTCTTCATCAGTGTAGGTGTTTAGTATATCTTTTAACTTTTTAATCATCTTTAAAATCAACTCCTATCCCAAAATAAATATTCCACTTAAATAAACTTATAAAAATTGTATATTCAGGTATTGGCTCTCCATCGTTAGTATGATAAGTTTCTTTTTAAAATCCTAAACCAAATTGTATATCTCCTTTAGGCAATTTATTACATTGAAAGATTGGTTTTCTATATATATGATTCCAAAATTCTTTTTCACTCATTATTGTCACCTAATTTCTTATCTTTTAAATAATCACACCATTCTATAAAACTATTTGTAAAGATAATCGTTCTTGTCATATCAGCCCAACCACAAAATCCAATAAAACCATCTTCATTAAAAGTTATAGCCTCTCTATCAGCAAAATAACTCCCCTTACACTTTAATCCAGCAAATAATAATTTATTATTTTTATCTAGTATAATGTTTTTATTTTTGCCTTTTACTTTAGGCTCATTAATCATAATTAATATATTGTCATTAAACATTTCTTTATTTAAAATTGTAATTAAATAATATAAATCATTCATACTAATATCTTTATAAGTAAGATTACTTTTTTTAAAGTAATCTTACTTATAAAGATATAGATCGGAAGAGCACACGTCTGAACTCCAGTCA